GGAGAACGCGATGTCGATCCACATGGCCAGCAAGGCAGGGCCGGCGGTCGGAACAGAAAACCCCGGCCCATGGTCAGGCGGGAGCACAGGCGTCTTTAGGGGCTATACGCTCGTGATTGCGCCGCTCTAATTAATTCCAAAAAATCACGCCGTTGGGGCGGATAAAACGAAGGTGAATCAAATGGCTTTAAAACTATCTGCAGCCGTGCGGAACGCGCGACTCGACGCAATCGAAACGGCAATCGGCACAAGCGCCAAACTGAAACTTTTCGGCGGCACAATTCCGGCGAACGTCGCGGCCGCTGACGCGGGGTCGCCGCTTGCGGTTCTTACCCTGCCTTCCGATTGGCTGGCCGCGGCCGCGGCCGGCGTTAAGGCGAAGTCGGGAACCTGGCAAGACCTAAGCGCCGACGCGACCGGCACCGCGACGCATTATCGTGTTTATGCGTCAGACGGCACGACTTGCCACCTGCAAGGCACCGTGACGGCGACCGGCGGCGGCGGCGATATGCAAGTCGACAATACGTCAATTGCAACCGCCCAAAATATCGAAGTTACGGCTTATTCGCTGACCGACGCGAACGCCTAATAATCCGGCCTCGGCCGGCGCCCATTTCAAAAACTTGCGCGCCCTGGGCAGGCGCTTTCTAATAAATGGAGTCCTGAAATGCCTACACCAGTAGACGAAATCGGCTTCGACGGCCTGATAATTGCCGTCGGCGACGCCGCCGACCCGGAAGTTTTTACCGCGCGTTGTTCTATGAATAATTCGCGCTCATTCAACCGCTCGGGCGAAACCAAAACCCGCGTTATTCCTGATTGCGATTCGGATGCAACGCCGGGCTTTGTGAACACATACGTTACCAGCCTGTCGGCCGAGGTTTCCGGCTCGGGCGTCATGGAACGGGCAGACGGCGCGTTTTTCTCGGCCTGGTGGGCAAGCGGCGAGTCGAAGAATATCGAAGTCATTGTCGGCGACGTGTCGAACGGCGGCGAAAAGCATAGCTTCGCGGCGCGCCTGACGTCTTTCAACATTAGCGCCGAGCGTAACGACGTTATTAACGCCGAAATCACGCTCGCGTCGCACGGCCCTGTAACAACGGCCGCGCTCGCATAAAATGACGAATAGGGACTCATTCGTTAGAACTGACGGCGTTCACACGGGCTATTTTGCCGGTGAGCGTCGTCAATTTGCGTTGCCTTTGTTTGGCGAACTTCGCACCTTGCAAGACCGTCACGACATGGGCCCGCTAGGCTTTGTGCAGCTATTCCAGAAAGGCCTATGGAAAAGCGACCATATAGTCGACGTTATCAAGTTCGGATTGATCGGCGCGGGCACACCCGAAAAAGACGCCGACGAACTGGTGCGCGAAGTTATCCGCTCGGGCCGGCTTTTGCAGTACGCCGGCCTTGCGCATGAAATAATGTTAGTAACGCTCGGCCCGCTCGAAGACGACGAGCCCGAGCCCGCAAAAAAAAAGCCGCGAAAAGCGCCGGCCGCAAAGGCCTAGCGATAGGGCCTAAAGGGCAAATGCCATTTAAAGCCATGATCGGCGGCGTTGCTCAAATGGGTTTCGGTATTTCTGAAATGCGCACCTGGTCGCTTTGGGAATATCGCGCGCTTGTCGAAGGCTTTAACGCCGCGAACGCGCCGCCCGAGGAAACCAGCGACGACGCGCCGCCGATTGAGGCGCACCGCTCGCAAGTCGCAAAACTGAAAGCGCAAGGGGTTCTAAAATGAGTGAACGACTCTTATTGGCGCAAGTTAGTGTCGACATAACCCGGCTTGAACGGGCCATGAAAAAAGCCGGCGTTGTGACCGAGCAAGCGGCCGGAAAAATGGAACAGAAATGGGAAAAGTCGACGCGGCGCATGTCCGCATCGTCTGACCGTTTTTCGCGCGACGTTCGCCGGTTTGTTGCCGGCACCGCCGTTGCGCTCGCAGGCCGCGAACTGATTTCTTACGCCGACCAATGGACTCAGCTAGGCAACAAGGTTGCTGCCGCTGGCGAAGTGTCGAAAATGCAGGGCCGCGGATTGCTAGACCTTGGCAAAGACGCCGCCGCGGCGCGTTCGAAGGTCGAGCCTTATGTCGACTTGTATTCGCGGCTTTTGCGGGCGTCGGAAGGTGTAGCGAAAAGCGAAGCAGAGGTAGCCAAGGCGACAAGCCTGGTTTCCAAGGCCTTCGCCGCGGGCGGCGCTACGGCCGCGGAAGCTTCCGGCGGCATTCTTCAGCTTGGGCAAGCCCTTGGATCAGGCCAGCTTCAGGGCGATGAATTACGGGCGTTGAAGGAAGCCGCGCCGCTTGTCGCGAAGGCAATCGCCGATAGTCTCGGCGTGTCTGTAGGCGCACTTAAAAAGCTTGGCGCGGAGGGAAAGCTAACAAGCCAAGTCGTTTTTAGGGCGCTTCTTGAAGCCGAGGATATGATCGAAGGCGCTTTTGGCGTGACGCTTCCCGTTGCGACCGGCGCGGCCTCAATTGCCTTTGACCAGCTAGGCCTCAAAATCGGGAAGTTTCTTGAAGAGTCGGGGCAGGTTCGCGCCGGTTCGGAGGCCTTGGCGTCGGTTATCGACTTCGTTGCGAATAACCTTGAAGCCTTCGCGAACGCCACAATAATCGCCGGCGCGGCGCTTTCTGGTGCGCTCGGCGCGCAAGTGTTGCTCGCGACGTATAACGGCCTTGTCGCTGTCACGGGCGCAACCCGAGGCTTTGCCGCGGCCATGCTCTTGCTACGCGCCGCCGGCGCCTTCCTGGCGGGCCCTGCAGGCCTGCTTATAGCGTTCGCGGCGCTCGGCGCCGGCCTTGCGGCGGTTGCCATTCACGCAAAAGCCGCGGCCGATGAATTCGACGATTTGCGAACCGCCGCGACGACGGCCGGCTCGGCGCTTAAGACCTTTACAGAAACGGGCTCGCCGACAATTCTGCAACAACAAGCCGTCGACCTGTCCGCGATCAAGGAACAATATTACGGCATAGCGGCGGCCGCCATCGCCGCGGCCGAGGCGGAAAAGGAACGCCGAGTCGAGGCGCTTCTCGCCGAACGTCAAAAGGCGGCGGCCGGCCTCGGCGAACTGGAAAGCAGGCGCGGAAATCGAAACCTTAAGCGCGCCGGCAATCTGGAAAAGCGCCAAGGGCTAGACCGCGACATAGAACTCGCGCGAAACCTGCTTAACGAATACGACGCCGCAATCGCGGCCGCGGCGAACACGGCGATTCCATCTATTGCCGACCAATTGGCGAGCGGCGCTAAATCGGGCGGCGGCGCCGATTCCGGCCTCGGCGACGTTCAAGAGCAATTACTAAAAAGTCTGCAAGACGCATACAACGAAGCGACCGAATCCGAGTCGCAACAAATCAAGCGCGTTTATGCGGAACGCTTGGCCGCCATTGACGGCGCGAAGCTTTCGCAATCTGTCGCTGACGAAGCGAAGCGCCAAGCGCAAGCCGTCTATTTTGCCGACATGGGCAAGCTTAACGCCGAGGCCGAGGCGGCCGCACAAAAGCGATACGACGAAGACCAGAAACAGGCCGCGCAAGAAATCGACTTCTTAGGGCGGCTCGCGGATTCGCGCGACTATTTGTTCGGCCGCTTTGTGAGCATGTCGGCCCGCGAATACGAAGCGCGCCGGGCTGACATAAACGCGAACATAGAAGACGAAGTAAGACGCGCGGAAGCCTTGGCTATTCTCGCCGAGGAGGAAGCCGAAAACCGGCGCCTAATGCGCAACGACGCGTTTGCGCTCGACGAAAGAAGCGACCCGGAAGCCGAGGCGCAACTAGTTATCGACGCCGAGGCGTTGAAGCTGGAATATTTGCGCGACGCGCTCGAACAAGAATTAATTACGCGGCAAGAATATGCCGACCTCAAAAAAGCGATTGAAGCCGATACGGAAGCCGAAATATTGGCCATTCGCACGGCGTCGGCGCAAGCGCAGTTTTCATCCTATCAATCACTATTCGGCGGCCTTGCCGGCCTGGCGCAAGCCTTCGCCGGCAAATCGTCGGGCATATATAAGGCGCTATTCCTAGCCGAGAAAGCGGCCGCGCTCGGCTCGGCTTATGTCGCGATGAATCTGGCCGTTGCAAAGGCGAACGCGTCGGCGCCTTACCCGTTTAACCTGCCGGCGATCACGGCCGCGAAAGTGCAGGGCATTTCCTCAATCGTTGGAATCGCGGCTTCCACTGTCTCGGGCTTCAAGTCGGGCGGTTATACCGGCGACGGCGACCCGAACGCCGAGGCCGGCGTCGTGCACCGCGGCGAATACGTTTTCGACGCCAAGGCAACGCGCCGGCTCGGCGTCGATAATTTGCGCGCAATCGCCGCCGGCAACGTTCCGGCCGGTTCAATCCCTGTTGCAAAAAGCGGCGGCCGCATGGGGGGTTCGTTTAGCTTCGGCGACACTGTTTTGACCGTCTCGGGCAATGGCGCCGACGAAATACGCGCCGAACTTAGCGACACGCTCGCCGCGCATCGCGCCGGCATAATTCGAGACGTGCAGCGCAATTTCCCGCGAATGCTCGGCACCGAAAATTCACGAACTACGCCGCGACATGAAAGGGGCCGTCTATGAGCGTTCAGGGGCTCGACTGTATCGGCATAACTGACGCCGAATTTACGCCGAACAATGTTCAAACCAGCCGGCGCACGAACGCGGGCGGCTCGCAGGTTCTCACAACCGGGCTCGGGTTCTGGACGGCAAAACTAAGGATCGAAACGCCGACCCGGCAAGCCTTTTCGGTTTGGGATTCATGGGCGACGGCGCGTCAGGCAAGCCGCTATCCCTTCTTGCTCGGCCGAACGTTTCGCAACACGCCGCGCGGCGGCGCCGTAACCGACTCGAGCCTGACGCTTACCAGCGTAAACGCGGCGGCCGGCACAATCACGCTAGGCGGCGCCGGCACATACACGGCGCGCATGGGCGACATGATTTCATATAAGACCGCGGCCGGCGGGTATTGGCTCGGCACCGTTCTGCAAAACGTTGTCGCCGGCGGCGGATCCCTAACGCTTCCGGTTTGGCCTATGCCGCTTCCCGCGAACGTGACGCCGAAACCGCGGCGCATGTCTGCTTTCGGCGAATTCACGATTTCGCGCGTTCGTAAGTCAGAAACGTTCGAACCGAACTATTTTGAATTCGAAGCCGAGCAAGTGAACCGCACGCCGTCGGACGAACCTTCGCCATTGATCGCGCCAAACCAAGGCGAGTCACTGGCTTACGCCGAGACGCTCGCGCTATGAGCGGCGATTACGGGCTTCCGGCCGTCTGGTTTGTTGACGTCTTTTTAGACGCGTCAACGCTTCGCGTTTGCAACGCGTTTACCGATATAACCTTCGACGGGAATACCTATTCAGGCCTCGGCGCGCGCCTGGTTCCGCCTGGCGATATTGACCGCGCGGCCGACCTGAAAAGCCAAAAGTTCAAGGTTCAATTTGATTCGTCGCGTCAAACCGACGGCGCCGATTTCGTCGGCGTCTTGCTCGACTCGCAATGGCGCCGCCGGCCCGTGCGCGTGCGCTACGCAACCGGCGCGGGCGGTTACGACTTTTCTTCGCCGTTCGTCGTTACTGACGAAATAGGCCGCATCGAAGACCTAAAGGACCGCATACAAGCCGGCCGGCCTGCAACGCTCGACATGGAAATAGAATCCGGCGCGCTTGTATTCCTTGAACGCCGAAATCAGACACGAAGCCCGGCCAATCAAAAGGCGGCTTTCGCTGGCGACCTGTTTTTCGACTATGCGCTAAAGCTGGACGGCGTCACGTTGCCTTGGCGCACGAAACACGCGCGCGCCGGCAAGGTTCAACTGCAATTCGACGTCGCCGAGGCCGAAACGCGGCAAATGTTGCTAGGCCGAGGCCTGACAAAAGGTTCGTTTGTTTACGCGGCGACGCACGGGCAGCAACGCAAATATTGGTCGAACGTTTACGCGCTCGCGGATCACCAGTGCGACAAGCTAGAAACGCTATATATTAACGGCGAGGAAGTTCTAAAGGGCGCCGCGCTTTCGCATGGCGTGCGCACGGCCCTAACGGCTTTCGCCTCGGGCGGGACTCGGCTTTGGGTCACATGGTACGACGGCCGGCACGACCAGACGGCCGACTCCTATCTGGTTTCGGCGACGTCTGGCCAGCCGCTCGCCTGGACGTCGGCGCACCGCGGCCGCGGGGTTTGTTATTGTATCGTCGAACATTTATGGGATTCCGATAATCCCGAGGCCTATTCTTACGAATTCGGCTTGCGCGGCGCTAAGCTTTACGACGAACGGCTCAACACGACGGCCGGCGGATCGGGCGGGCACCGGCTCGACAACCCGTCTACGTGGGCTTACTCGACCAATCCCGAAGTTGCGAATCGGCACTTCCTGCTAGGCCGAGTCGTCGCGCCGGCGTCGTCTGTTAAATGGTTTGGCGTTGGCGCCGAGCGCGCCTTCCTTGAAGGCTATTCGGATTTCGAATACCGGGCCGACCATTGCGACGAACTGGAAACGCTTCGCGTTGGCGGATCGCAAAAACGCTATGAGGCGAACGGCTGGCTTAAAGCGTCAGACGACCACGCGAAAAACGTTTATAAGCTGGCCGACGCTTATGTCGCCGACGTCGCCGACCAAGGCGGCCGGCTTATTGTGCGCCTGCAGGAACCACAAACGCCGGTTGCGGAACTCTTAGACGACGACCTAATCGACGACGAACCGACCGACATTGATGTTAACGCGCGCGCGCGTGACGTCGTTAACCGCGTCGAAGGCCGATATAATGACGCGCTAAACAAGTTTGGCAGTGTCGACTATCCGCCTATTTCAAACGCCACGTTCGAAGACTTCGACGGCGAAGCCATTACAGGCACTTGGAATCAGGATTTAGAGATTTCGGAGGAACGCGCGCAACGCAAGGCAACGCTACACCTTAACCGCGTGCGGCGTTCCGTCGAAATCGAAGAAGTGTTCGGCCTGAAAGCAAAAGACGTCAGGCCGGGCGACTGGATCACGCGAAAGTCGGTTTTGCGCGGCTTTCCAGACGGCAAAACGTTTCTTGTTGACGAAGTTTCGCGCGCGGTCGACGGAACCGTCGCTTTGACGCTTCTAGAAATATACCCCGGCGAACTGGCATGGGATAAAGACACGTCGCTTACTTACGCCGTCGCTTATCCCGATTATGAGGTGACGCTCGACGGCTTGCCGGTTCCAAATATAACGGTTTCGCCCGTCACGGTTTCCGGCGGCGGCGCCGCGGTTCCGGCCTTGCGCTTCGTCAACCCGGATTCAGCCGACTTTATCGGCGACGAAATAATCGCCGAAATCGGCGTTTCGAACGGCCTCGCCGGCGCGTCGCTCGGGATTTCCGGCGCTTCTGATTTTATCAAATTTCCTGGCAATGTGGCGTCGCTCGACACGGCCGCCGGCCTTATGCCGGGAATAGTAATTGCAATTCGGTTTAGGGCTCGGGCGGGCGAAAAATATTCGGCCTGGTCGGCGTTTCAGTCGAAAACGACGGCGGGAAGCTATACCGTCGGGTCGGCCGCAAGCGTTCTATGGTCGGGCGTTTCTGGCCTCGGCCGGCCCGCCGATTATTCCGACGTGACCGCCGACAATATCGCATTTGGCATTGACGGGCAAGGATGGGGCGCAACGGCCGGCGAGTCGAGCGCGGGCAATAATTATGTATTTTCGGGCGGAAATAGCCTTTTCGATACAGGGTTTAGACAAGGGACTCAATTTTGGAACGTTGCCGACAATAGCGCCGGCACTCTTTTTTTAAGCGTGCTGGAATACGCGAGCGGCATTCGTATTGCGCAGGCTGTCGCGGCCGGCTTCACGGCCGGGCAATATCTTATGATTTTTTCTTCGCCGGCAAATTACTTGCCAGTCGCGGCGGGGGATAGAGTCGGTTTTCGGGCCCTTTTGGGCGGCGCTTCTTTGTCTAGTTTGAACT